TGGAAATTGAAAAAGTATTGAAAGGTGCATTCGTGTTATCAACTTTTATATGGTCTATGACTACTGTATTCCTATTGATATCTGTATTGTTTGGATTAGGAGTATTATGACTTTAATTGCTTACGGTTCGGATCTTCATTTAGAAATCAGAACCCTTGAAATTAACAATACAGAAGATGCTAAGGTATTAGTATTGGCTGGTGATATCTGTACTGTTACCGATTTAGATCCATTAAACGATATTGGATACTTTAGAAGTCAGCGAATTCATAACTTCTTCAAGGATTGCTGCGATAAGTTCGAAAAAGTTATCTATATTATGGGTAACCACGAACATTATCACCATCAGTTCTACGACACAATAGGTAGATTAAAGACAAATCTAGGTTATCTTCCTAATCTACATATACTTGATAGAGAAGCAATTACTATCGATGGAACTACCTTTATCTGTGGAACTCTTTGGTCTGATATGAATAACGAAGACCCTGCTACTAAAGGATTTATGCTTATACGGATGAATGACTTTAGAATTATTAAGAATGGAATGGTACGATTTAGTCCAAATGATGCTATAGTTGAACATCAGAGAATGGTTAAGTTTATTGATGATATAGTAGGTGAAGGAGATTATGTTGTAGTTGGTCATCATTCTCCTAGTTTTAGAAGTGTTTCAAAGGAATTTGAGAAAGACAAATTAATGAATGGTGGATTTCATTCTAATCTTGAGGAGTTCATTACCAATAGACCTCAGATTAAACTCTGGATTCACGGACATACACATTCTGCTCACGACTATATGATTGGTGAAACTAGAGTTATTTGTAATCCAAGAGGATATGCTGGTTATGAAGCAATTGCTGACAATTTTGAAATTAAATATGTTGATATTTAAATAATGAGGAAACAAAATGACATATAAATTATTAATTAATGAACACCCGTTTGACCAAGTAAAAGAATTTATGATTGCTGGAGACCATAGTGTTGACGGTTGTAATAAAGAACAATGTAAATTATATGCTGAATTAGTAAGAGAAGAGAGCCAAGAATTTTGGGATGGCATTGCTACTAATAATGATTTAGAAACCCTTGATGGCATTGCCGACACTATTTGGGTGTTAGTTGGATACGCTCACAGCAAAGGCTGGGATTTAAATGGCGCCTTTAATGAGGTTGCTAGGTCTAATATGTCAAAGGTGGATCCATCATCAGGTAAATTATTAAAACGTGATGATGGTAAAGTAATGAAGCCAGCATCATATAGCCCTCCAGAATTAGAGGAGTTCTTAAACGGATAATACATACTTATATTAATAACAAGGAACTATTATGCCAGTTTACGATTTTCGTAATAAAGAAACAGGAGAGATAACTGAAAGAACTATTAGTTATAACACCAAGATTCAATATTTAGAAGAAAACCCTCATATTGAATCTATATTTTTAAATGCACCATCATTAGGAGATCCAACTAAACTAACTGCTACTAGAAAATTTGATTCTGGTTTTACTGAGGTGCTAAATCGTATACATGAAAAGACCCCAGGCTCTGAGTTAAATACACTTTCTTCTCAACTTTAAAAGGAACTTTATGGCTCGCCGACCCAAGATAGTCGATACACATTTTGAAGATACTGCAAAATATAATGCTCCAGCAAACGATAAAGTTATTCAAGGAGCACAGTCAAATCGACTAAAGATGCGGATAGAAGATTTAAGAACCTTTAAGCCACTTACAGAGAATCAAGGTTTGTTCTTTGATTCATATAAAGTAGGTGAATATTTTATGATGTTAAGCGGTTCTGCAGGAACTGGAAAGTCATTTATTGCTTTATACAAGGCGCTTGAAGAAGTTATGGACAAAAGCAACTCTTTTAATCGAGTATTAATTGTTCGTTCTGCTGTTCAAACTAGAGATGTAGGATTCCTTAAAGGTAGTTTAGATGAAAAGACTTCCATATATGAATTGCCATATGAGCAAATAGCAGATACTTTGTTTGGTAAAAAAGATGCATATCAAAGATTGAAAGAACAGGGCTATATTGAATTTACAACAACAACAGCTTTAAGGGGATTATCAATAGATAATTCAATCGTAATTGTGGATGAATGTCAAAATATGACGTGGGGCGAACTTTCCACAGTTATAACAAGAATTGGCCATCAATCTAAAATTATATTTGTGGGTGATACTAAACAAAACGATTTAACAAAAAAATCTTCTGAGGTATCTGGAATGCCAGATTTCTTAACAGTAGCAAATAGTATGCCTGAATTCTGTAGGATACATTTTACACCAGAAGATATCGTTAGATCGAGTTTGGTTAAATCGTGGATAATTGCATGCGAGAACTTAGGGTTTTAATTTACAGTTTTCAAAATGCCATCTTGTCATATTACTTCCTTTGCTTGAACATCGTGACCTATACCTATTTATATAAAACAATATTTCGAGGATTCTAAAATAACTGTTGACATTCCTCTTCATTAATATTATAATAAGTCTTAAATTAATTGAAGAGGAAATATATTATGCTAGAATTTATACAATATTTTGTTGTTATCGCAGGTACAGTTGGACCAGTCGTATATGGGTCAATGATTGTTTATGATTATATTTCAGAAAAATCAAAATGAAAAAAATAATAACTGTTATACTATTTGCTGTATTAACTGGTTGCGCCAATGCTAATGGTTACTATGGCGGTAATTACTACTATCAAAATAATGAATGGGTCGTTCCTCTGATTGGAGGAGTTGCTATAGGAACTGTTATAGGTAATATGTACAGACAACCTCAGCCTGTGTATATGCCACCAACTATAATATATCCTCCTACTTACCCTGGCATTCCTCGAGGATACCACTATGAAACGATATATGATGGTTATATTGGTAGTTATAGAACTGTAATAGTTCCTAATTAATTCATGAAAAATTTTATCCAAACAGATATCTCAAATATAAAACGTATTACTGATCCATCAGGATCTAGGTTATATCAAACTCCTTCAGGTAATTATCCGTCTGTAACCACTGTTACTTCTATATTAAGCAATGATGCTATTAATGCGTGGAAAGAAAGAGTAGGAAAATATGAATCAGATAGGATATCAAAACGAGCATCAAGAAGAGGTACAGAAATACATGAACTATGCGAACATTATCTAAAAGACGAGCCTTATAAAGTTGATATATTCAATCGATCTATGTTTAATTCCCTCATACCTTGTTTAGATAACATAGATAATATCCATTGTTTAGAAACGCCTCTATTTTCGACAAAGATGAAGGTTGCAGGTACTGTCGATTGTATTGCTGAATACAACGGTGTATTATCTGTTATTGATTTTAAGACATCTAGAAGAAGAAAGTCAGAATCAGACGTACCTGGATACTTTATGCAGTGTGCTGCTTATGCTCAATGCTTCTTTGAATTGACAGGAATTATGATAAAGGACACTTTTATCATAATGGGCGTAGATGACGATGATCCTGTCGTGTTTCATCAACCAGTAGATATGTGGTTAAAAGAATTTAAAAAATTACGGCTAGAATATTATTTGCTAAATACTATATAATTTTCAAAAAGGAACGGATGTGGCTGACGTAATATCTAAAATACAGTTAAATGTCATAGAGAAATCACTCGACAAATTGTTTAATAAAGTTGGAATTGATGTAGAGTTCAGCAAACATTTCTTTGATAGAATTAATGATCCTAGAAATGTAGACCAGATTACCATCAGCGAATTAATTAATATCTATCACAGCTTATACGATAAGTTTGGTGTTAAGTTATCTAAGACATCTAAAGAGGTTGAGGAGTTAATTAAATCATTAAGCACAGATATTAATATTCCAATTAATTTATCATTCAACAGGAAGGATAATAAATTAGAAATGGTTGCAAAAACCATTATGAGAAAAAAGGGATTCAAATCATCTTCGCCTGTATTGGCTGTTGAATCATTTAAGACCTACATTAACAAACAAGAAGAATTAGAAGAAGCACTCATTACCTTTGGCGGTAAAGCATATCCAAAGTTTGGGCAAGTTGTTATCCAAGCTGGTGGCGCAGGTTCTGGTAAAGGATTCATTCAATCTAAACTTCTTGGTATTGAAGGAAAAGTTATCAATGTTGATGATGTTAAGAAATGGGTTGGTAAATCTGTTCAGTTAGTCGGATTGATAAAAGCCAAAACTGGTGTTGATATCAGTTATGAGGCACTTCCATTATCTGATTCGAAGAATACTTCTATCCTACACGATATAATTTCCAATCAAATGGGTATCACAGATAAGGTAGAAGCAAGTCTGTTTAAGTCTATTGCTACATCTGCTCCTGATAGAAAACCTAATCTGATATTTGATGTTACATTAAAAGACCTTGACAAGTTAGATAGAATTAGTCGGAATGTAATGCCATTGGGTTATGAGAAAGATAACATACACATTGTTTGGATTGTAACTCCAGTTGAGAAAGCAAGACAACAAAATATTGCTAGAGGTGCTAGTAAACCTGAAGGTAGAATGGTAAGTGATGAAATCCTTATCGCTACTCATAAGGGTGCTGCAATGACTCTACACAGTTTGATTTATTCAGTAGATGCTAATCTATCAAAGTATATGAATGGTGATATGTGGATTGCATTTAATTCTTCTGGTGTTGATTCTGATGTAAAGAAATCTGTTGCTGGAGGATCTTTTATTGCTAAGGGCGCTCAATATGTAAAGGTTAAGAAACAAGGGCAAGCAATACAAATACCCGAGAAAGAATTAGCAGCAAAGATATCTTCTTATGTGCCAGATACTGGTTCTTGGGAAAAATAAAACTTGACTTCTTCTGTAGATATAGTATAATAACTTATAAATTAAATAAAGAGATTATATCATGAAAGCAAGAAAAGTGAATAAAGATTGGTACAGAATTTCAACTAAATTAAATAAGTGGGATTGTACTACTGAGGCAGTTGATATTCGTAGAAATCAATGGGGAGAATGGAGTGTATGTTCTGGACAACCTGAAGAATTTTATAAACCCGTTGTTGATTATGGAAGATACAGATTTAATTTACTGAGTAGTGCTAAGTTGTACGCAATTGACTTAGCTCGATCCTTGATTGAGGAAACTGCTCATCCACGCTATTCTAACGACAAATATGTTTTATAAGGAGTTGTGTATACGATAAACTGAAGTACAAATCCCAAAAAGTTCAAATTTTCAAATAGGCAATGAGTCCACCGAAGAACTAGGGAAGCAATATTAGGCATCTTCTAATATTGTCACTAAAGAATAGGAGAACCACATGCGAGCAACAATACTGCTCTTATGTCTAAGTATTATGTCTGCATCTTCGTATGCTCAGACTATTACTTATAAAAAGAATGTTATATCAAAAACAAAGACTACCATTGTGGATAGTCATATTTCAAAAAGAGATATACAATGTGTCGCCGAGACCATATACTCAGAGGCGAGAGGTGAGCCATTGACTGGACAACTTGCTGTAGGAGCAACGATTGTCACTAGGTCTAAGCATATATTCCACAAACCAGCTTGTAAAGTAGTGAAACAGCAATATACCCAAAAACGTATTCCAAAAGAAGATCGTGCTGAGTACATAAAGTTGGCTGAAAACATTTTATATGGTAATGTAAAAAATCCTATAGGTAATTTTGATTCGTTTGATTCGTTTAAATACAGATATTCAAAAAGACCCAAGAGAACTGTTAAAATAGGAAAGCATTATTTTTATAAAGCTCTGAAATCGCAAAAAGTATAGGACTTTTATTTTTAATCTGTAACTTATTGATTTATAACAATATTGATAAATAGTTTTATATTGATAAGTTATTGATTTTTAAAGAGATTTCATAATATAGAGATTTAAGACTATAGAATATACGTCTTATTTTTATTAAAATGACGTTTAAATGATGTTAAATTATAACTTACTGATTACAAAGACAAAATAAATTAAAATAAACCTTTACTTTTGATAGAAATTTTAGTATAATGAATTATAATTTTTTAACTTGAGGATGTGAATATGAATAAATCCACGTACAACAGAATTACGACTGCCGCTACATTATATCAAACACAAGTGCTACAAGAACTGTATTCACAACTGTTGGTTGAACGCGATAATATGAATGAGTTCTTTGATTTATTCTTATCTAAGATTAATTTAACCAAGCTACCCAAGACATCTCCAAGTTGGATTACATACGATAAAAAGTTTGCTGAATATTCTGAAGTAGAGACTAACATTAAAACTGCTGAATTTTATCTAAGAGGTAGAAATGCTGTTTGAGAATGCGTCTGAGTTTTCTTACCATATAGAATCACTAGCAGATGATAAAGAAATGGATCTGATTTCTACTATTTTATCATATTGCGAAACTAATTTTATTGAACCTGAGGATATAACAAATCTGATTAATAAATCTTTAAGAGATAAGATTGAGGTTGAATTTCAATCGCAGAATTGGTTACCAAAAACAGCAACAATAGAATTTTAATATGGATGGTATTCAAGCATATCGATATTATATGGCTCTAAAGTTACACTTTTCAAAAGATTCATTTGATGTGTTTAAAAACCCAAAGATAAACTGTAGTCAGAAGTCGTTCGAAAAAAGGAATGATAGATTTTTATTTGAGAAATTAGCTAAGAAACATCCTGTAGATAGAGAATTGATTCAGTTTTATGTTGCTAATTTTGCCTATGGTAATACTAATTTTGTATACAATGAAGAAGAATCAACCTCTTGTTACTTTGAATGGGTAAAAAGAAAGGAAAGCATAACAAAAGTATTTTCTGATGATATTGATAAGATTATTCAAATTGCACAGAAAAATAAATTAACAAAAAAAGAGGTATTAGACTTTACTTTTAGCACTCCATCAGCTATACTATCTCTATATCTAGGCAAACACATTTCTATTGAGTCTGTACGAATAATAGATGATTACCTGAATATGATAGATGGATGGAAAAATGCTGAATTCGCTACTTCATTTTGGGATAAGGATATATGTAGAGTATCTAAGCTCAAAAAGTTTGTAAGGTACGATAAAAATCGTATCAAACCGATCATAGATTCCTTTGAAGAGGAATTGAATGAATTATAGGTTATGTCTGTAACCCTATAATTATTAATCAGACAACTAAACTAAGCCCGTAAAACTCGTATAGGAAAAACAAATGACATTAGATATTGGATCGCTTCGTAAATCAAGAACTACAGATTTTTCATCGATGGTTGAAAAGTTTGAAAATAAAACAGTTCGGACTAATAATGTAGATGAACGCTTGTGGCGTTTAGAAGGCGATAAGCTAGGTAACGGTTCCGCAGTTATCAGATTTCTTCCTAATATTGAAGGCGATGAATATTCAGCACCTTGGGTAAAGATATTGAACTTTGGATTTCAAGGTCCTACAGGTAAATGGTATATTGAAAATAGTCTTAAAACTTTAGGACAAGAAGACCCAGCTTTGAATCATGTTAATTCATTGTGGGCAACCAAGATTCCAACTAATGAAACATTGGCAAGAACCAGAGGTCAACGTACTCAATATGTTTCTAATATCTTAATTGTATCAGATATTAAACATCCTGAGAACGAAGGTAAGGTAATGATTTTCAAGTATGGTCCAGCAATTTTTAATAAATTGATGAGTAAACTAAAACCTACTTTTGAAGATGATGTTCCAGTAAATCCTTTTGATTTGTGGGAAGGTGTTAATTTTAAATTTAGAATGCGTAAGAAAGACGGTAGAGCAAATTATGATGATTCTACTTTTTCTGATGTATGTTCTGTAGGTGATGATGATAAAATTGTTGAGGTAATGAAGCAACGTCACAACATCCAAGAATTCATTAAACCTGAAGGGTTTAAATCATATGATGAACTAAAGAAGAAATTAGAAGCAGTATTATCTGGTGATAGTTTTAGTAATCAAACTGCAGAGGAATTATCTTTTGAAAATGATATGCCTAGTTTTTCTAAACCAGCATTAAAAGAAGCAGTTGCTAAACCTATAGCAAGTAAGTCCGCTTCTGATGATGATGATGATACTTTAGCATATTTCAGTAAGTTAGCACAAGAAGATTAATATCTAATCTTATGAAACTAAGGGAGCTTCGGCTCCCTTTTTATTGTATAGCGTATCTGCTTGAAATATACCTAGATGATGTACTATCTGAATTCCTAGTAGGCAATTTGATACTTTGTTGATTAACTGTCTTATTAGATGTATTAACAGTTGGTGCTGAAACTACAGTACTTCCTCCTGATTTAGTTGACATATCTTCTTTCTTATCTACATTCTCTGCTGATTTCTGATATACTTGTTGTGCATCTAGATTGTTCAATTGTTGTTCAATTGATGGTCTAGGAGTAGTTTCAACTTGCGGATTCATCCAACCATTATCTGTTGGAATTAATTGTTCTGGTTTTAATTGTTCTGGTTTTACAAATTTTGATTGTTGTGCATCTAGATTGTTCAATTGTTGTGCATCTAGATTGTTCAATTGTTGTTCAATTGATGGTCTAGGAGTAGTTTCAACTTGCGGATTCATCCAACCATTATCTGTTGGAATTAATTGTTCTGATTCTCTTTGTTGTGCAACACCTCGTTTAACTATTTCAGCATTTTTACTCGGATCATCCCCCATTAATTCTGAATTTTTTACATTAACAGATTGAACTTTAACTGGTTCAACTTGTGTAGACTGTTCAGCTAATACATAATCAGAAGTAGATTTTCTTTGTACTTCTGGTTTGGTTTTAGTAGGAGCAACAGGTTTAAATTCATCATCACCTAAAGAAGATGCCCACCATGGTTTTTCTATTTTTGGTTTAGTTGGTTCAACTTTATCTAAGGTTCTTATTACTTGTTGAGGTTTATTTTCTACAGTTGGTTCTTCTGCTTTAACTGATTCAACTTTAACTGGTTCTCCTGGTTTAGTTGGTTCTTCTGCTTTAATTGATTCAACTTTAACTGGTTCTCCTGGTTTAGTTGGTTCTTTATAAGGAATATATTTGGTACCTGGTTTAGTTGGTTCTTCTGCTTTAATTGATTCAACTGATTCAACTTTAACTGGTTCTCCTGGTTTAGTTGGTTCTTCTGCTTTAATTGATTCAACTGATTCAACTTTAACTGGTTCTCCTGGTTTAGTTGGTTCTTTATAAGGAATATATTTGGTACCTGGTTTAGTTGGTTCTTCTGTGGCGACCTTATTAGCACCCATAACAGAAACTTTAGATTTTTCATCTTTTATTTCCTCTTTAGACACATTTTCAGGAGCAGTCTGTTTATTTGTATCTGTATTAGATTTTTTAGGAGCATTTTCTGGAACACTTTCATCTTTGAATGGATACCAAGGTCCAAGTGTTATTGGACCACCCATCCATTCAGGTACGGGTATAGTAAATTCTGGAATACCTATTCCCGCTAACATAGATAGTAAATCATCTCCAATAGACGAAAACCATTCACCTATGTCAGTAACTACAGTTTGAAGTGCATTATTGATATTATCGAAAAATGCTTTCTTTGCTTCTGGTATTGTATCAAATAGACTATCAAACATACTCGCAAAAGAAAATGAATCTAATGCTTTCGATATACTATCAAATCCAAATTTTTCTGCTATCCAAGAAACTATACTTTTTAGTGCATCTAATGGAGCCATAATAACAGAGTCAACTAGACCTTTTATTGCTCCAGTAATACCTCCTATGATACCACCTTTCTCAAACCCCTCAATAGCACCTTTAATAGTATCCCAAGCTGTCATTATGATTGTTAGTGGAAGAAATAGTTTTCCAACTATACCTGCTACTTTACCAAATAAAGATCCAAATTTAGCAAGTCCTTCGCCTATAAATCCAAACGTATTTTTTAGGGTTTTGAGTATTGTACCTACAGGACCTGAAGTAAAAAATCCTTTTAGTTCTTCAAATGCTATAAGAAAAGGTTCAAAGAACATAGTTGCAGCAGTCTTCAAACTACTAACAACTTTTCCTAATTTAGATTCACCTTTGAACATTTCTACAAAGGGTTCGAAAAAATTAGATATAGATTGTTTAAATCCAGTAATAATTTTGCCTATTTTAGAATCTTCTCCAAATGTAAATATCTTCTTAAATTTGCTAATGGTAGTTTCTACCCACTCGCCTATACTAGAAAACACCTTTCTTATTTTTGAAAGACCCATTTCTATATCTTTTGCTATATCTTCATATAGTTTAGGGTTTAAAAACTTAAATGCTTTTTTGAATTCTTCTACAAAATATGTAAATCCCTTTAAGAAAAATTTAAATTGTTTAACATATGCGCCAACAATTCCTGCTAATGCGCCTAATGCAATTGCTAACCCAGTTAAAAACTTTCCTAACCCAAATCCCTCAGATTCGGGTTTCTTTTCTTCTTTTTCTGGTTCTTTTAACAAACCAATATTTTTAGCAATTTCTTCTAGTAAGGAAATAGATCTTTCTTCTCTCTTTATATTTTCTAATTTTTCTTCGGAAGTATAACTAGTTCCGCCAAATGCAACGGTGTCTATAAGTTTTTCTATATTAGTCAGTTTGTCAAGTTGTTCAACCTGAAGAAGATATGTATCATCAATAGAATCTTTAATTTCAGTAATAATTCCATTAAAGATTTTTGTTTCATTAAGCATATCATTTTCGTCATCTTGTATATGCTTTTCTTCAACAACTTGAGCCACTTGCAAAATTCTATCTATTTTTGCATCTGATTCTATGTTTTTTAAAACCTCTAATTGAGCTGCACCATCTAATTGTTGCTTCTCTAAAATAGCTTCTATTGATTTATTACCTTCTTTATCCATTTTGTTTACTCTGTAGTCTCTGTTTCTCTTCTTCGAGATAATTTACTAACATACTGACATAGATTTCTTTTTCAAATGGAATCATATTTTCTACCTCAGCCAACGAATACTTGTGGTATTGCATTAAAGCAAAGTTCATCTTATAGTAATTGGATAAACTCTCGTGGCTCAGGCATACTAAAAAAAAGCAGATAGCCCACTCAATGTTGTATGATTTTCCGTATTACAAACTGGACAAGTAAAATCTATATCTTGTTTTATTTTAGGCATGGTTTCAAAAAACTTTTGTATCTTTGAAAATTGTGCTGAATTTAAATCATTTAAAAAAGTTTCTAATTCTTGTTTTGGTGTCTCTTTTGCATAGTATATTTCTTGATCGTCAAAAATATAATCAATACACTCTATAATAACACTGAATATATCATCATAATTACCCTGAGTTAAAACGTCCAACTTCTTAATAACATCGATGCTAGGGTACTTCAATACTATACCTACATTATCAAATAATGAAATCTTATTAGTATGTTCTGGGTCTTTATATACTTCAAGTTTAGACAAATCAAAAGTTAATTTTACTTTTGCTTTTTCATCGTCACAGTGTCCACATTTGAATATTAATTCAACTTCTTCACCTACAGATTTTGCTCTTATCTGAGTAAAGATATATTCAAGGTCAAATACTGCTAATGATGAGACGTCAATTTTTTCTACTATACAATCTTTTATAACACTTTGAAGAGTGTTAATCATTACAGTAGCATCTTCACTTTGTTGAGCTAATAATAATGCCTTTTCTTCCTTGACCAAAAAAGGTCTAAACTTTACAGTTTTGTTATTAGAAGGTATTGTTAGATTGTATATTGGTGTACTATTTTTAGGTAATGCCATTATTATTTCTCGCTGTTCATATTATTTAAAAATTTCGATAAATCATTTGTAGATCCTACAAAGATTGCATTATTTGTCGTAACATTCCCTGTTTGTTCTTTCTTATTTGGAGCATCTAACTTTTGTTTCTGCTGATGAATATCAAGTAACTGTTGGTTCATATCAGCAAGCTGTTTTATCAAATTGCCTGTTACTTCATATGCTCTGGGATTCTCAGATTGTTTAGCAACTTCAAGCATATCAAGCAATGCTTCTTTTCCAGTTTCGAGTAAATCGTAAAGGTTATCCCTTACATTCTGATAATCATTGTCTATAACCTTTTCTGAATTATTAGAAACAATAAGAGCTGGTTTAATCTCCTTTACTTCTTTATAATTAATTGGTTCAAGGTCAAATATACTTGCTAAATTTTCATCAATTTTCATAATATTATTTCATTACCATCCTGTTTGATTTATTTTAACACCTTTGTTACTACTTGCTGCTATTTGCTTATTTGCTATTTCTAACGCATCATATTGTATAGTTAATGGATTAGTTTTTCCTGTAAATACACCTACAGGTTCAGATTGAGTATTGATATTATTTATACTACTATTCAAATAAACAGGGTGTAAATATTCATTATTTAATGGTCTAGGTTTCCAATATTTATATAATAATGTTATGGGTAACTTCATTATATCCTTTGATGCATAATCCAATTGAATAGCACCAATCGTTTTAGGATAACATTCATATAACACATAGGAATATTTAATATTATTTTCTAAATCTTCAACATTAACTTGTAAATCAACGGTATATTTATTATAATAGTTGAATGTTCTATCATGTGGATTTTGTATTTTAAAAATCCAATCATCAAAATAATTTTTCACCTTCATATCATTATCGACATAAAATGATACTGATATTGGATCAAACATTCTTCCATATGGCATTTCTCTCGTTTCGCCATATGTATTACTAGGAGTGGTGTTTATATTGTATCCAGGTAATTGAATCTGGTCGCAATACATTCCAATAAGATTATCCATTACATTAGGAGCAAATGTAGGGAAAATAACAGAATATCTTGCTGTTCGCATTAATCCTGTCTTTTTTACTGTTGATATGAAATCTTGTAACTTTGCCATTACATGTACCCTGCCTTTTTCATTGAATCCTTCCAAACTTGTGAACTATTAGCGCCATTAAATTGTTGAGTTGGTAGCATCATAGCAGTTGCCCAATCTTCCCTTTCTATCTCACGAAATTGTGAAACAACGTGCCCATTAAGATACATATGAACGCAAGGCTCAAGCATTTTTAATCTTGATGAGTTTGATATCAACTCCCAAGATAGTTGTAATTTAACTCGTTTCGTATACTTTTTACTTCCATCTATTTCAGTCAATCTATCAAGTAACTTTATTCTAAAAGGTACAGGAAGATAGTGCATATTCAGTCCTAGAAATCCACCTTTAACAACACTAAATGGAAACACCATAGGAAATGTGTCCCAATAAGGCAATGTTGCTTTGTGTTTAGCATCATATGCAAACATATACAACTTCCCTGGAATAACTTTTCCAGGATGTATTCCACTAGGATTATTAATTACACGTTTAGCAGTAAACCCCTGTCTACTTAATAATAATGCTTGTTGTGTATACCAAGAATATGACTTCTGTGTAATTTCAGGTAACTTGTACTTGTTAAGTGAAAATACATCATAATATGTGGCTGGTTTAGAATCTGCCATTTAAATTCCCAAGTGTTTTTCAGTAAGTATCATAAACTGCCAACCTCTATCTTTTGCATACCTAGTTGCCGCTTCCCATTTTGATTGATTCTTTATATACGTCATACTTTCATTTATATATGCTTTAGATTGTCTACCTTTATATATGGGGGGAAGTACTTGATATTCGGGTTTAATTTCTACAAGATATGTTTTTGTTAATCCGTCTTTATTCTTAACTTGTATCTTAAAGTCCAAAAAATATCTATGAAGTTTATTATCTGTACCACATCTATATGGAACAACAGTTTCTTCACTTGACCACTTAATAACACTAGAATTTATATCACACCAATTAGCAAACCTAATTTCCCAAGAACTTCTTGCTATTATTGTTGTTGGATTTCCTTCATATTTTTCAGGATATCTAGGATACCATGCTCTAGGTTGAGGAAATTTTCTTGCCATTTTATTATAAATAAATAGTATTAATATATGTATTTATCAAAGGATATACAATGGCAGAAGATTTATTTAGCACAGGAAACAATAAGTATGGCATTAGCCAACTAATGTATCCAAACGATTTGTTAGATCCTATCTATGGTGGGAATATGGCAGTGTTTTTTATAAATATATCTTCAGAATCTAAGTTTCTTTCTAGGGTTATGGCTAATTACGATATGTCTACGTTAGATGTACCTCGTATAAGAGGATTAACTGTAGGTAGAAAGATAGATGCATTAAACGCTGCTGCAGCAGGTGTTTCTGCAGCAATACTACCAGCTCTTATTGCTGGTTCTGCATCTGGGTTTGGAAGTGTTATAGGCGCCGGAGGTGCAATTGGAACTGCTGCATTATGGGCAGGTGCTGAAATTGCTGGAACAACTACTAGAGAACAAAAACGATTAAATTCGGCTATTGCTTTACATATGCCTAATGGTTTGTCTATACGATATACAGCAAATTGGGAAACTGAAGATATGGCATCTGCTGAGATGGCGTCTCAGTTAGGAGAAAGTGGTATGGCTGCTATGAAATCTCTTTCTGAAATTAACACATCTACTTTGATAGATAGTACGCCAAAATCTGCAAATGAAGCTGGAGATTCAGTAAAGAAAATTGTTAATTCAGCTTTGGGGGCTGGAGTTGTTAATCAAGGATTGACTAATGCTCCTGGTGGTGCTTATGTGTCAGCCAGAACAGGGTTAGCTCCTAACCCTAGAAAAGAAATGGTATTTAAGGGAGTTGATTTTAGAACATTTTCTTTTGAATACAAATTCTTTCCTAGAAGCGACGATGAAGCAAAAAATGTTGAACGAATTATCAACACATTTAAATTTCATATGCATCCAGAGTTTAAGGACAAAGACAGCTATCTTTATGTATACCCATCAGAGTTTGATATTTCATATTATACTTCTGTAAATGGTATACAAGGAATAAACACTCATGTTCATAAACACACTTCTTGTGTATTAACTGAAATGGCAATATCATATGGTTCACAAGGAAATTTTACAGTTTTTTCAAATGGTATGCCTACAGAAATTAATATAACATTATCATTCAAAGAACTTATGGTTCCAACAAAAGAAACTATTAAAGATCCTATTGGGTCAGACAGAGGACTATAATCATGTATTTTAGTAACTTTGACGATTTTATATACGAATTTAATATTAATGGCAAAGATGTTGCCATATTAATGAAGGACATTACCAAGAATATTAGATTTAGAAGAGATGTATTTGCTAATATAACCGTATTTGATGAATATGATATTCAAGGTGATGAAACACCTGAACATATTGCTGAAAAGATATACGGTAATGCTCAGTACCATTGGGTAGTTATGTTGGCTAATGAAAGATATGATTACAAATCTGACTTTCCTTTATCACAATATGCATTAGAAAAATATATAAACGATAATTATACCAATCCTTATGGAACTCACCATTATGTAAATAGTATCGGGTTTGTGGTAGATTCAGATGCTGCTGGTGCTTATCCAGTATCAAATTCTGATTATGAGTATACGTTGAATGAAGCAAAAAGACGTATTAAAATAATACCACAAGTTTATATTAATAAAATCATAAACGAATTTAACAATATACTATAATGCAATCTTCTCAAAGAATCATTAAAGCAGGTGATGTCAATATTGATATCATTCAAATTACAACGGCACAAGGATTCTATCAAAATGTTACTGACCAAGTAATGGGTCTACAACTGTTTGAGGATTTGTTTTCTCCGTTCCTAACTGGAACTTTGGAAATAGTCGATACATTAGACTTAATGAATGTATTTCCATTTAATGGAGAAGAATACCTTGAAATGAAAATACTAACTCCTACAATGGAGAAAGGTAATGTTGATGCTAAGTTTTACATTTATAAAATGACAAACAGAGTAATGACTGGCGATAGATCAACCGTGTATACATTACATTTTATATCTGTAGAGGCATTAACGGACCTTAATACAAAAATTAGTAAAACATTTACAGGTAAATGTTCTGATATAGCACAACGATTATTTACAGATAAAACTCATGGTTTGAATTCAACAAAAAAATATGTTATAGAAGAAACAAAAAATTCTACAAAGTATATTTCTAATTTTTGGTCTCCAATAAAGAATCTCAATAATGTTGTTGAAAAATCTATTAATTTGAATAATCAAAGTTCTTATGTATTTTATGAAAACAGATACGGTTTTAATTTTGTATCATTGGAAACATTATATACTGCGCCAATATTTCAAGAGTTCGTATATGATACCTATATTCGAGATAAGTCTAATAATAATCAATATCAAACTATTCGAAATGTAACTGAAGATTACAAGAGAATACGGGAAATCAATATACCAACCGCATATGATTATATTGAAAGAGTTCAAAGTGGTATGTATGGATCTAGGATGTACACACACGATCTTACATCTAAGTTGTATGCAAACAAGACATATAATATGTTAGATAAGTTTGCTGATCAGAAGCATCTTAACAAATATCCTTTAGCATCTAATAAGGCAGTATATTCATATAATGCTATGATGATAAAAATGCCAAAGTATCATAATAACTTTGCTGATTTTGGTGATTCAACTAATGCTAATTCTATTCAAAATAGAATATCATTAATGGCTCAAATTAATGGAAATAAAATTGAGGTTATTGTACCTGGACGTTTAGATTATACCGTAGGATTAAGAGTTAATTTAACACTATATAAAATTGAACCTAGCAATAAGTCTGATACAAAAATCAAAGATGAAATGTTATCTGGTTCGTACCTTATATCTGCTATTAATCACTATATCAATAAAAATATGCATCAATGTACTTTTGAACTAATAAAAGAAAGTCTGTTGGTTGATTTGGATAGGAAAAAATAATGTTTTATACAGGCGTTTGCGAAAATAGATTAGATCCACTAAAATTGGGAAGATGCCAGGTAAGGATACTTGGATTACACACAGAAAATAAGATAGATTTGCCAACAACAGATTTACCTTGGGCATATCCTATGATGCCTATTAATTCTGCTTCTATGTCTGGATTAGGATGGTCGCCTACAGGAGTAGTCCCAGGATCTTGGGTTGTGGTTATATTTTTAGATGAAGACCAACAACAACCTATTATGATAGGTACTATTGGAGGTATTCCTCAAACCAAAACTGCTACATCTATGGGAGAATCAATGGGTGATATAGTTACTACGGGTGATGATGGAGAACTAACTAATTCTTCTGGAAATGTTATTACTGATTTAGTAGATAATATTGCTCAAGGTGAACCTACTGGGGTATTACAAGAAACATCTAGTAAATATCATATAAATTCTGTTACTACTGAACTTTCTACTGGTAATCTTATTACATATAATATAATTAGTAACGAAAACGAGGTAACAATAAGTACAGCAACATATGAAGAAGTTGATAGTTTATATCAAGTTACATTGTTAAATCCTGAATCATATGAAGAATCGCAGTATACGCCTTTTAATGGTTCTACAAAATCTTTCCAAACAACAGAAGAAATATTAAAATATTTCGATAAAAACTTTTAGGATATATTATGGCTGATGCAATAGAAAAAACTCCTATACCACCTACGCCTCCTGCTAATGCAAAAGCAAAACAAGGCGCAGTTGCTGGTATTGCTGCAATTATTGCTGCGTGTGATGCTGCAGGAATGACATCAAAATATGCTAAATGTGCTTTACTTGGGATTGCTGGTGTAGAAAGTAGATGGTTACATACAGCTTCTGAAGATCCTACATATTCAACTAGGGGTATAATGGGTACATGGCCAAGGATTAAAGAGGCTGATGCAATAAAATGGAATAATAAACCAAATAGATATTCTAGGGTAGAATTCTTTGGTTTTATTTATGGTACTAGTAAAGGAAAGAATGCTTCTATAGGAAATTATCACGGCAGAGGATTTATTCAAGTTACCTTCCCAGAGGCTTACAAAACCATAGGTGATAAATTGGGGGTCGATTTAGTCGCTACACCCGATTTGGTAATACAATCACCTGAATTTGGTGGTAAAGTCATGGTAGAATACGTTAAATGGAAAATAAAAGATTGGGAAAAGGCTCAATGGGATCCTGGTTTTTTTGAATATTTAATGAGCAAAGTTGGTGGCGCACCAGCTGGTCACCCACTTAAAAGACAATATTACGAGTATTTTCTTGGAGGTAAAGCTGCGCCTGCGCCAACCAATAAAGATGCTTCAACTACTGGTATTGATAAAACTGCAGCTGAGATAAATGCATTATCTGCTTCTAAGAGAGAATCATATTTAGAAGATAGATCGGCCAACTTTACAACGCAAGGGTTTTGTGATCCTGAAGGAAAGTATCCTTTACGAGATTTCATGAATGAACCAGATACAAATAGGTTAGCTAGAGGTACTATTGAAGGCACGCATGTAAATTTTAAAGATTCGTCTCGAAGGAAAAAGATACCCATAGCAAATGGTGGTACATATGATCAACCAGAATCCGCATATAATACAGTTTATCCATATAACAAAGTATTTGAATCTGAATCTGGTCATGTATTAGAGTTTGATGATAGTCCTCTTGGAGAACGTGTTAATCTATATCATAAAAAGGGTACTTTCATAGAAATAGATCCAAATGGTTCTCAAGTAAATTATATTGTTGGTGATGGATATTATATAACAGAAAATAACGGTAACATATTCATTAATGGAACTTGCAATTTAACTGTTTCAGGTCCAATGAATATCCTTTGTCAAGGTGATGCAAATCTTGAAGTATGTGGACAGGTTGATGCTGTATTCCACAATAATGTTAATATGGGGGTTGCATTAGATTTAAATGTTGCTGTTGGTGGAGACTATAATATATTAGTTGAAGGTAATTATAATGTTGAAGTTGGAAAGACTTCTAACATTCGTACTATTGGCACAATGTCGTTAGAATCTACGGATGCTTTAAAACTAAAAACTGCAAAATCTATTAGTTTAGAGGGCGGGGATACTTCTTCTACTGCCGAAACACTAATGAAAATGTCAAGTAGTTTTAAATTAGAAACACCCGCGGACTTTCAGATTAAAGCAAAAACATTTACGTTGGATATCGAAACGGATACTAAAATAAAGACAAAGACATTGTTGGTTGAGGTTGAAGAAACAACTAAAATTAAAACAAAATCATTTCAATTAGATACAACCAACGAGACAAATATTCTTACGGGTATGTTCAATACTACTACAAAATTAGGAGCATTACAACTAAATTCCATGGGGACTGCTGTTATTAATGCGGTTGGATTGATATCCAACACCGCTCCAATAATAAACCTAAATAGTGGTGCAATTCCTCCTGTAGTAATTCCTCCTATAACGGATAAGGTTGAGCCATTAGCATTATTAGGCGCACCAAAAGTTCCTGTTGATTTTGCTGGTAATGAAATTAAAGATAGAGAAAAAGAACAAGTATTAGTTGATACTGTTTTAACGCCTGCAGGAACATATAATCCAAACACATTAAATAAAAATGTTATAGATAGTGTGCTAAATAATATTGGTATTACAGATGCTCCTGACATATATGATACTAAATGGAATGGACCTGTAGAAAGGAAAACAAATCTTTCTACAGCAGGTGTTACCGATACAACTGCTTTAGTAGTACCACCAGTAGACGATTCTCACCTTGAGGGTTCTCCAAACCTTCAGCCTCCCGCCAGACACACTGATGCAGTATTCAAATATGAAACCGATGATGATTGGAATGCTCCTCAAGGGCTAAAAGCTAAAAACTCAATATATGGCACTAGTGAATATGAAAACAATGGAAATGGAGCTGGAGTTGCGGAAGATTCTTCTCCTGCCACTGGAGGCACAGGAACTGGAACTCAACTTTCAGCAGAAAAAATTGCTGAAATCAATAATATGACTGATTTTCCGTATAGTTATAAACTTAGTACTAATTTTACATTAGGTATGTTGAGTCAAGCTCAAGGTAAAATATTAAAAAGTGCTTCTTTACCAGGCGGAACATATTCTAAACAGCAGTTAGTAGCAAACCTTTCTGCGTTATGTATAAATGTATTAGAGAAAGTTTATAATGAGCTTGGGCCTTGTAGGCAACAAGATCCTAAAGGAATATGGAATATCAATTCTGCATTAAGAAATGAAACTGGTGGGTCTTTCCATAATAAAGGTGAGGCATGTGACATTCAATTAGTAACTAGAGATATAATGGAACATTATGATTTAGCAGTTAAACTAGAAAAAATATTACCTTACAATCAGGTTATATTAGAATATAGAAATGGTGGTAATAGTGTATGGATTCATTTGTCTTACTCAATGAAAGGAAGTATGAAACTTTGTACAACCTATATTGATGACGCAAATGTAAATGCATCAGGCAAACCCGCTTCAGGTTCAAATGGATTACACACTTTTTATGTATAGGTGATATATGGCAGCAGTAGCAAGAAAATCTGGAACTGATACAGTAAGTACAGGACATTTATGTGACACGACAACTACTACATCTGCAGGTTCTTCTACAGTATTTGTAGATGGAATTGGGGCTTGTAGAAAAGGCGATGCTATTACTATACACACCACAAAGGTTGGCGATTCATGTGTACCTCATTCTGTGAGTATAAATGCTGGTTCTTCTTCAGTATTTGTAGATGGAATTGCTATTGCTAGGTTAGGAGATTCAGCAGATTCTGGTGCTATTACTTCAGGATCTAGTACGGTATTTGCAGGTGGATAATTATGGAGACACATGACAACAAATTTTACTATAAACCAGTTCCAGATGAAAGAACATATGAAAATGCTATGCAAAAAGCATCATTTTTGTCTGATAATGGATACTTGACACTTACATCAGGTTTCACTTTTGAAACATTATTAGAACAGTTAATAGACCAAGAATTAAATAAAATCAAGGAATAAAAATGGCAAATGTAAAAATATCAGATTTAACAGCAGTTGTATCTATAACACCTTCGACAGATGTATTGCCTTTAGTATCTGGTGGTTCAACAAAAAGTGCAACTCCGACTCAAGTAGTTAATTCTGTATTAAATACTGCAACTTCTGTTGGTATAGGAACCGCTAGTCCTGCTGTTAAACTAGATGTTGCTGGCCCTATAAAAACTCTAGGATACACAATAGCCACATTACCAACTGGTGTAGTAGGTATGAGAGCTTATGTTACTAATGGTCAAACATCACCTACCTATCTAGGGGCAGTATCAACAACAGGTGCAGTTACAGCACCAGTATTTTATAATGGTACAGCGTGGGTATATGGGTAATAAATAATAGAATATAAATGGAATATTAAGATGGCAAGAACTACTAGAACCTTTTCGGATTTGGATTTAAACTTTACTGCACATCCAGTTACTGGCGATATTAATATTAGATATGATGCAGATGCTATTAAGGCATCTGTTAAAAATTTGGTACTAACTCAAAACTACGAAAGACCGTTCCATTCTGAAATAGGTTCTCCTATTAATGGTTTATTGTTTGATTTAGCAACTCCACTATTGACAATTACCCTGCAACGAACTATTACTGATTTAATTAATAACCACGAACCAAGAGTTTTCTTAAATGATGTGGTTATCAATGTTTCGCCAGATAATAATTCGGTATATGTTTCAATTTACTTTACTATTTTAAATACATTAAACCCTATAACACTTGATCTAATATTAGAGAGAACTCGCTAATGGCATCTAAAAAAATTAATTATACTGCATTAGATTTTGATTCTCAGAAATCAGGACTCAAAGAATTCTTGCAGGGACAGTCCGTATTTTCAGATTACGACTTTGATGGATCTGGTTTATCTGTATTGTTAGATATATTAACTTATAATACTCATTATAATGCAATTTATAATAATCTATCAATCAATGAAATGTTCCTTGATTCTGCTAGAAAAAGGAACAGTGTTGTATCAATTTCAAAAGAACTTGGCTATATGCCAAAATCTGCTGCTTGCGCAAAAGCAACGGTTAATATAACTTTTACTAGAACTGGTACTGCTCCTATGGCAGTTGCAGTTGGGTCTCCATTTACAACTAGTGTGAATGGTGTATCATATACTTTTTATAATAGTTCAGCATTATATTATGTTGGCACTGCATTAACTCATACGTTTACAGGTGTAGAGTTAATTGAAAAAACTAATCAATTGGTTAGCAAATATACAGTTGCTTCTGGTGTACAATATATTATACCAAACCAATTTGCTGATTTATCTACTGTAACAGTAAAAGTACAAGAAAGTATTGGATCATCTAATATAACAACTTACACTTTAGCCGATAATATTGTAAATGTTGATAGTACATCTAATGTATATTGGGTAAAAGAAATTGATAATGGTTTATACGAATTAACTTTTGGAAATGGTATTATAGGTACCGCATTATCAAATGGAAATATTGTTATTATAAACTATAGCGTATCAAGTTTAGATGCTCCGAACGGTGCTAAACTATTCTCATATTCTGGTACATTACCTGTAGGAGTGACAGCACCACCTATAATAGTTACTACTTCTAAAGCCTCTGGTGGTGCTAATTCAGAAGATATTGAATCAATTAGGTTTAATGCACCTAGAGCTTATCAAGCCCAAAATAGAGGCGTGACTGCTAATGACTATGTTGCTCTGATTTACTCTAATTTTCCTGAAGCCCATTCAGTATCTGTTTGGGGTGGCGAAGATAATACTCCTCCTGTATATGGTAAAACCTTTATATCTATAAAACCTCAATCAGGTGAATTATTAACATCTTATCAAAAAGATTACATTTTAAATACAATTCTTCCAAATAAAAATGTTCTTACTGTAATACCAGAAATAGTAGATGCAACATATATTGATGTTGTTGTAAAAACAACAGTTTATTATAATGAATTAAACACAATTCATACAAGCAATGATATAAAAAATATAGTAACAGATACTATATTAAATTATGACTATACCGAACTACAACGATTTGATGGTGTTTTTAGATATTCAAAAGTTAGTAAATTGATTGATAATTCAGAAGAGTCAATTGTTAGTAACATTACAACAGTTACATTAAAAATATCAGTAGACCCAAAATACAATATTATTGCTGAATATAGTGTCAACTTGATAAATCCAATATATTACTCTGGAGCAAAAGAAGATGTTGTATTGAGTTCTGGTTTCTACATTGCAGAAAACTCGTATATAAACTATCTAACTGATGATGGTTTGGGAACTATGCAATTGTTCTATATTGATAATAGCAATATTAGAGTAACTATCAATACAAATATTGGTACTGTTGATTATGCTAAAGGAATTATTAAATTTAAGAATTTGAGAATAACCTCTATTATTGGTGATACTCTCTATTTGTATGTTAAACCAAGTTCAAATGATGTAGTTTCTGCATTAACCCAAATTGTACAAATATCTAACGATGATTTGGTGGTTAATGTTATTTCTGATAAGTCAGCTTCTGGAGATTTAAGAGGCGGTAAAAATTACACCTTTACTACAAGTAGAATATAATGGCTTCTAATAAACCAAAAATATCTTCGTTAGTATCTGCACAATTTCCCGAATTCGTTCGGGAAGATTACCAGACGTTTGTTTCTTTTGTAGAAGCATATTATGAGTATTTGGAAACGCAAGTTATTACCGACTTTCAAAAACTAGGCGATATTGACAATACACTAGATTCATTTATTCGATATTTTAAAAGTGAGTTGGCATTAAACTTTCCTACCACTTTAGTAGATGATAGGTTTCTTCTCCCAAAAATAAAAGAATTATATATTTCAAAGGGTACGGAAGCCTCTTATAAATTATTGTTTAGATTATTATACAATAAAGAAATTGAGGTTCTGTATCCCGCTACACAAATGCTTAGAGTATCTGATGGTAAATGGATACAGCGGATTTCGGTATTTGCTCAAGTTAATGTTGGATTACCAGAGAATGTTTTAGGCAAGACTATTAATATTGTTTCAACAGATAGAAATAACCTAAAGAAAATACAAGTATTCATTGATAGCTATGAACCAACAGCCGTTGCTGGAATTTATGAATTTTTCCTATTAAGTGGATTTACAGGTACATTTAATATTGGTGATTTATTAAACTATTCTACAATATTCACTGGTGTGATTATTGCAACCACATCTACATTAAGAATAGATCAACCAGGAAAGAACTTTAAAGTAGGACAGACATATGATATTGTTGGTTCTGGTTCTGGTTCTGTTATAAAAATAGAATCTGTAGATAGCCAAGGTGGTATCAAAGTTGCTAAATTTATTAATTTTGGTATAGGATATCCTACATCATTTACTACAAGTATATTAGCAACAACAAATTTATCAGCATTAATTCAGAACTATTTTACAATTACTGGTTCAAGTCCATCATTAAGTGCTACTATATCAGATTCTATAGACCAATTAACCGATCAGGGTTTGTTGAGTTTTTATAACTATGCATCTACACCTGGTAGTGGTTTGTATGTTGATGGTACATATGTTGGAAGTATTGTTCGTTCTTTTGCTAATGCACCATCAAAAGCGATAGTAGATCCTACTGATTATGCTATTATTTCTATTCAATTGGGTTCAATTGCAAAATATCCTGGATATTATAAAAACAGCGACGGATTCTTAGATGATACAATTTACGTTCAGGACAGTAAATATTATCAAGCATTCTCCTATGTTATACAATTAGATAAGATATTTGAATCTTATAAATCTATTATTAAGAACTTGGTGCATCCGACAGGAACTGAATTATTTGGTGAATATAATATAGATAATATATTTGATATTAATTCTACTATAGGAACTATTAGCGTTTCATCATTAGACCGTATATATAACGTAATAACTCAAAGCTCTGACCAAATAATAACCGAAGACGGAAATACTTTAGTCACAGTAGTATAAATAATAAAGGAACGATAATGATTCTAAATGATAATATAGGAATAACTGGTGACGTAATACTTAGAGCTACTGATAAAGATGGTAACTTTAAATACGAAACAAATATCAAAAATCTAGTTGTAACTACAGGTAAAAATCACATTGCTGCAAGAGTTGCTGGGTTGCTATCTGGTTCAACCCAAGAAGGAAAACTCATTTCTCATGTTGGATTTGGTACATCAACTACAACACCAACTATAGCAGATACAGATTTAGCGTCTGGTTTGGGTGTTAGAGTTCCAGTATCTGGTATTACTCATTCAGCAGGAACAAATATTATTACTGTATCCGCCTCGTTTACAGGAACTGCGGGTAATGTTACAGAAGCAGGTATGTTTACTGAATTGACTGGTGGTACAATGGTTTGTAGAACGACATTTAGTTCTATACCTCTGTTATCAACTGATGGATTAGCAATTATCTGGACTCTTACAATAAATTAATGGAATACAAATGGCAAATTCATTACTAAAAACTGCTGCACACAATTCATTTGCTGATGGTATCTATAAAGAAATATTATCTCGTTCTACTAGGTATTATTATTTTGTTGGCCAAACTTTAAATTGGTTAAGTGAGCCAAATCCATCAATAGTAATTGATTCAAGAGCATATGAAAAAGATTGCCGAAATGAAATTATAGCATTTAAAGAAATTGCACCATCTGATATATCTTATGTTGTTCCTAGGGTAAATTGGATATCTGGAATTACTTATGATTTATATGATGACGAATATTCTTCGGAAATTCATGGATTAGATTTAGTATCTGGTGGATCATTATATCCATCCGCTCCTACAATTACAATTGGTATTATAGTTCCTACATCTTTAGCTATTATAGCAAATTATCAGTATTTCTATAGTGGTAGTTTATATACAGTTAAAACTGGTGGGACTACTGGTTCAAGTAACTCCGTATTACTAGGGGTAATAGGAACAGATTACGTTCATGGTGGCGCAGTTTTAACTTGTGTTGGTATACAAGCAACTGCTACTTGTTTAGTAGGAACTTCTGGTGTAAACAACCAAAAGATCATCTCAACCACAATGGTTAATAAAGGATATGGTTATACAACTGTTCCTAGTGTTACTTTTTCTTCTGGTGCCGCAGGAGCCATTGCAGTAATTACAAATGGCGTGAACGGTGCCCAAAAATTAGAAGATACTAATTATTATGTTCATTATGGATATAATATCTATGTTTGTGTTGATAATAATGATGGTGCATTATCAACTATAGCACCGACTGGAATATCTTCTGGATATCTTTCTACAGCAGATGGTTATACTTGGAAATATATGGCAAGTATACCTGCAAGTAGTAAATTTCTTACTTCTAATTATATGCCAGTATATACTGCTAACCAAAATCAGTACAGCGCAAATGGTAGTATTATCGGTGTGTTTATTGATAATGCCGGAGATGGATATCTTTCTTCTTCGCAAGAATTGCCTCTTAATACTGCAATTGCTACTGGACAAACCTACTATTATAATGGTTTTATATACACAGTAACTGTTAGCGGAACTACTGGTGGAACGTATCCAGGAACAACTGTAGGTTCAACCTATGTTCTAGGAACTGCTTCTGTAGTTTGTAACTTAGAAACAACTATCGCTGTAAATGGTGATGGTATAAATGCTTCATTAACGCCATTAATTACAGGAGGAAAACTGACAGGTGTTCAGGTTAATGGTGCTGGAACTGGATATTCATATGCAAACTTTACTATAATTGGCGCTGGCGCTGGTGCAAATATATCAGCAACAATATTTACTGGAATTCAACAATATTCTAACCAAGCACAAATTGAGGTGTCAACAGTATCTGGTAATATTTGCAGTGTAAAAATAGTATCTGGTGGATACAACTACGCATCTCCATCTATATTAATTATGGGCGATGGCGTTGGTGCCACAGCTACTGCTACTGTTGTTAGTGGCCATATCACTAATATCAATATTGTTAATAGAGGCTCTAATTATAATTGGGCAAATGTTGTAATTACAGATACAACGGGTGCTGGAGCAGTGGCAAGAGTTATAACATCTCCTTTTGGTGGACTCGGTAAGGATTCTATTAACCAATTATATTCTCGTTCATTAATGTTTTATTCTAAATTGTCTGATAATAAGAATCAAGGGTTATCTGTATCAAATGATTATAGACAAGTAGGAATAATAAAAGATCCTGTAAGATATAAAGATTCAACACATTTAACATCTAATTTTTCATCAACTTGTTGGAAGATTACAGCGACAGCAATTATTAATCCAAGCATATCTGCAGATGATATTATAACAACAAATTCAAATTCTATTACATATAGATTTAGGGTGGTTTCCATTACATCAGCAGATATTTTGCTTATACCACTAGACAATGGCATACCTTCTTCGGGTATGCAATTTATTAAAAGTTCTGGTATTTATTTTATAGCATCTACAATAACACCTCCAACTGTGGATAAATATTCTGGAGATTTATTGTTCATCGATAATGAATCATCGTTTGTTGCTACTAGCGGAGCAGCTGCAATTTTAAGAACCGTAATAAATTTTTAATAAATAATCAAATAACATATTTTAGGATAAAATAAAAATGCTTGATTTTAACACTGAACCATATTTCAACGACTTCGATGAAAACAACAAATTTTATTCTATTTTGTTTAGACCTTCTGTTGCAGTTCAAGCTAGAGAATTAAATCAATTTCAAACGATTCTTCAAGATCAAATTAAAAAACAAGGCGACCATATTTTTAAAAATGGTACAGTTGTAATTCCAGGTGAATTTTCTATTAATTCTAAGGTTGATTATGTAAAATTAGCTGATATAGGTAATCTTAATGATGTTGCGGTTTTAATTGGATTGACCATTAAGACTGGAACTGGTATTGAAGCACAGGTTGCTCATGCTACCGCTGCAACTGATACAGACCTAGCCACATTGTTTGTTAATTATACAAAAACGGCATCTGATACAGTAACAAATAAATTTGCTATATCTGCCGAACTAGAATCATTAGATGGAATTTATACTGGTATTACAGTTTCTTCAGATGTTGCAGCCATTGGATTTGGTTCCACTTGTTCTGTTAAAAAAGGTGTATATTACATAAATGGTTATTTTGTATTATGTGACACACAAACTATAGTTCTAGATAAATATACATTTTCTCCAACATATCGTATAGGTTTTGATGTATTAGAATCTACTGTTACATCTGATGATGCTGGATATGAAAGTTTACTTGATAATGCTCAAGGAAGTTATAACTATGCTGCTCCTGGAGGACACCGGTACTTCATTGATTTGGTATTGTCTG